GTTTTCACCTGGAGATATTCAAGAAACTAAGCGATCTCAGTCTGACGTATCAAACTTTATATCTAAACACTTAGATGAGAACGGAATGATATCAGACAGCGTTGGTTACCATCGTTCATTAGCGGCAGCTATGAATCCAGAAAAAATGGCTAAGTTCTTTTATGAACAAGGCAAGGCTGAGGCACTATTAGATAGCGCAAAAAGAATTAAAAATATTGATATGGATGTTAGAAATACTCCACAGTCAATCAGTCAGTCTGGATTTAAGGTAGTAGCTTCTGGTGAGAGTAGCGGAAGAGGACTAAAAATAAAAAGCAATAGAAATAACTAAAACAATTAAAACATGCCAGCACAAGTAGCCAGTACCCCAGGGTTCTCATTACAGCCAAGCGCAACGAGACAAACTCTTGCAACAAATTACATTACAGACTTTAACTTCTTGAACCAGTATCTTCCTGATACATACGAGAAAGAATTTGAACGTTACGGTAATCGCTCAGTAGCGTCTTTCTTAAGAGCTGTTGGAGCAGAGATGCCATCGTCTTCTGACCTTATCAAATGGGCAGAGCAAGGACGTTTGCATACAAAATATGTTAACTGTGCATCTAGCGCAGCAGCAGGAGCAGATACAGCAGTAATCACAGTATCTGACACATTAATTCCATCTTCAAATGGTTCTGGAACTTCTAGAATTGCATTTAAAGTAGGTCAAACAGTTTTGTTATCTGATAACGGATCTTCTTTGTCTAACAAAGGTATTATCACAGCGGTGTCTTCATCTGCTAATACTTTTGATGTTGCATACTACGCAGCTGCAGGACAGACATTTGGAACAACAGCAGTAGTTAGTGCTTTTGTTTACGGATCTGAACACAGAAAAGGAACAGGCGGAGTTTCAGAGTCTGTAGAGGCTTCTGACTCTATCTTCTCAAACAATCCTATCATCATCAAAGAGAAATACGCTGTTAGCGGTTCTGATATGGCACAGATTGGATGGGTTGAGGTTACAACTGAAAACGGAGCATCAGGTTTCTTATGGTACATCAAGTCAGAGCACGAGACTCGTCTACGTTTTGAAGACTACTTAGAGATGTCTATGATTGAGGCAGTACCTGCTGAGGCAGCTTCTGGAGCTATCGCTACAGCATCTGTAGGAAACAAAGGATCTGAAGGTATGTTCTATGTTATTGGAAATAGAGGTAATGTATTCAGTGGAGGAAATCCAACTGCATTGTCTGACTTTGACGAGATCATCAAGAGACTTGACAAACAAGGAGCTATCGAAGAAAACGTGTTGTTCATCAACCGTCAGTTCTCTTTCGATATCGACGACATGTTAGCTTCTCAAAACTCTTACGGAGCAGGTGGAACATCTTACGGATTGTTTGACAATGACAAAGAGATGGCATTGAACTTAGGATTTACAGGTTTCCGTAGAGGTTACGACTTCTACAAAACTGACTGGAAGTACTTAAACGACGCTTCATTAAGAGGTGGTATCGTTGGTGGTGCTGTAAACGGTGTGTTAGTTCCAGCTGGATCTACTACAGTTTACGACCAAGTTATGGGTAAAAACGCTAAACGTCCATTCTTACACGTACGTTACAGAGCTTCTGAAACAGAAGACAGACGTTACAAGACTTGGATCACTGGATCTGCAGGTGGAGCACAAACATCTGACTTAGATGCTATGGAAGTTCACTTCTTATCTGAAAGAGCTTTGTGTACATTAGGAGCTAATAACTTCTTCTTGTTCACAAACTAGAATAAATAATACAGGGGGTGCGGTGATAATCGCCGCATCCTCTTATTTTAACAAATTAAATCATCTCAAATGAAAAATTCATCGTTACCCGTAGATAAGATCTACATCTTAAGAGGAGACTCTACTCCACTTACATACATGTTGTCATCAAGAAATACACGTAGAGCACCTCTACTTCACTTTGATGGAACTTCAAACAGAGCATTGAGATATGCTGTAAACCAAAAAACACCATTTGAAGAGGACCAAGATGGAAACTCAATCTTAGAACCAATTGTGTTCGTTGATGGGGCCCTTATCGTTCCTAAAAATAATCCTGTATTACAACAGTTCTTATCTTTACACCCTGGATATGGAGAAATCTTTGAAGAGGTTAATAACGAGAAAGATGCTGCAAGTGATATTGAATACTTCAACTCAGAACTGGATGCTCAGATAGCTGCAAGAGACTTAAGTGTTGATATGTTAGAGGCTGTTGCTAGAGTTTTACTAGGAGTAAATATAGAAAAAATGTCTACAGCTGAATTGAAAAGAGATGTATTCGTTTATGCCAAGTCATACCCAAGTGACTTCATTAGTATGCTTAGCGATCCAATGCTAAAATTACAGAACACGTGCGCAAAGTTCTTTGAATACAACGTAATTGTATTGAAAAACAAGGAGAGAGACATTTACTTTAACCTGCCACAAAATAAAAAGAAAATTCTAACCATTCCATACGGAGAGGATAAAAATTATATACTGGCTTCCTACCTTCAGACAGACGAAGGAATAGAAGTCTTAAAATTATTAGAAAACCATACCAAATAAACTGAAATCAACACTCCAAAATATGGGGTGTTTTTTTTGCTATCTTTGTAAAAAGTTTTAATAATGATAGACTCAGTAAGAAGTACAGTGTTGGCGGCTGTAAATAAAAATAATTTTGGATATATAACTCCAGATGACTTCAATTTATATGCTAAGCAGGCTCAGATAGATATATTTGAAGACTACTTCCACCAATACAATACATGGATTAATAAGATGAATGCTAGACAGTCTGGAAGCGGATACTCAGACATCGTTGCTATAATAGAGGGCGTAATAGATAGTTTATCTTCTACCGTGTCCTTGTCTTATGGTACAGATAAGTTTGAACTCCCACTTGACTAAACACATTAAGGTACGGTTCAAAGGAGGTTGACAGGGTGTCTCAGAGTAAGATACTTAACTTGCTATCTTCTAACCTGACATCTCCGTCAACAATGCATCCAGCATACACACAGGAGGGAGACTACGTTAGTGTGTACCCTTCAAGTATTATAACTGGCGTAAAGGCTCAGTACATAAGAATGCCTAAGGACCCTAAGTGGACATATGTTATGGTTAACGGGGCTCCTATATTCACACAGAGTGCAGGAGATTATCAAGACTTTGAGCTTCCTTTATCTGACGAGCCTATGCTTGTTAACAAGATACTTAAGTACGCTGGTCTGTCTATAAGAGAGCCAGACGTGTTCGCATTTGGAAACACAGAACAAGCTAATATTAAACAAACACAAGGATAGCCATGGCATACTTAAATGGGTACGAGTACTACGAGAACTCAGGCAGTTCTCCAGAGGGAGAGAATTGGGGTTCGTACCAGTACGTGTCTCTAGACGACATAGTAAATAACTTTATGTTAATGTATGTGGGTAACGACAAGTTGATAAACAACATACCTAGATACAATGTACTGTTTCATGCAAAGAGAGGAATACAAGAGATCAATTACGATGCGCTTAAAGAGATAAAAGTCTTGGAGATAAGCATATGTGATGACTTAAAATTTGTTTTACCCGATAACTACGTTAATTACGTAAGAATATCTTTATACAAAGATGGAGTACTTAGGCCACTTACAGAGAATGTACAGACTAATTATAGCAACAGTTATCTACAAGATAATAACTGTAGAGTGTTATTTGATCAAGATGGGAATGTACTAGAGGGAACGTCTATTTTAGACGCTGACAGGATCTCAAACCAGCAGAAGACTACTTACCCTGGTATTGGTCCTTTTAGTGGCAGAGAAGGCTTTAATTACAACGACATGTGGTACTTCGACTTTCCTGTAGGCGCTAGATTTGGAACCAACACAGAGACAGCCAACGTAAATCCTACATACAGGATAGATAAGGCGTCTGGAGTTATAAACTTTGGATCTGGTATGGCTGGTGAGTTATGTATATTAGAGTACATATCTGACGGAATGGAGAACGGAGACGACTCGTTAGTTAGTATTAACAAGATGGCGGAGGAGTTTATATACGCATACGTGAAGTACATGATACTTAACTCTAAGTTAGGTGTTCAGGAGTATGTTGTACAGAGAGCCAAGAAGGAGAAGACTGCTATACTAAGAAATACAAAGATTAGAATGGGAAATATTCATCCAGGTAGATTACTTATGAATATGAGAGGTAAAGATAAATGGATTAAATAAATATGGCAAATACAAACGACACAGCTGAGGCTTTATTTTATCTAGGAAAGATGAATAAGGACTTCGACGAGAGGTTTATAAGTAAGGGTGAATATATAGACGCATTGAACGTTAGGATAGGTTCTACTGAGTTAGGATCTACTAGTAACTCAGACTTAGGAAGTATAGGCGCACTAGAGAATTCAAAAGGAAATACTAAGTTAACAAATATTAAGCACGTAAGCAGCGATGCTAAGTGTATAGGTGTGTTTGAGGATGGATCTAACGAGACTATATACTGGTTTGTTACATCTACTACGGCTGATCTTATACTGTCTTACAACACGAATGACAACACAACTGTGTATCACGTGGTATCAGACACTGTGCTTAACTTTAAGGCGGAAAACCTTATAAACGGCATAAATAAGCTTGACGACTTATTATTTTGGACAGACAACTTGAACCCTCCTAGAAAGATAAATGTAACGAGATCTTACCCAGTAAATGGAATTAGTGAGAGTGATATATCTGTTGTTGTATCTCCGCCTTTAAACGCTCCATCTATTGTGTTGTATAACACGCCAGGTGAGAAGAACTATATGTTGAAAAAGTTTATATCTTTTTCTTATAGATACAAGTACTTAGACGGAGAGTACAGTGCGTTATCTCAGTTCTCAGACATTGCATTTGAACCAGGAGAGTTTGAGATAGACTACGCTAAATTTAATAACGTAGGGATGAGCAACTCGTTCAATTCAGTTAAGATAGACTTCAACACTGGACCTAAGAACGTAATAGGTATTGATATATGTTTTAAACTTTCTGACTCAAACGTTATAAATGTTATAGAGAAGTTTGACAAGGTAAAGGAAGAGTGGCTGGATAATAAGACAGAGACGCTTGTATTTACAAACAGAAAGATATACACTACACTACCAGGAACTGAGCTACTAAGGCTTTACGACAACGTTCCGTTAGAGGCTAAGTCACAGACTACAATAGGTAACAGGATAATGTACGGTAACTACGTGGATGGATATGACGTAGAAGACGTAGACTATTCTTTAGAGGCTGTAAGTACATCAATAACAGACAACACACTGCCAGTAACTTACACAGGTGGTATACTATACACTATAGATTCTGCAGTATCTAAGCTAGTAAGTCAGTCTACATTAAACATAGATTTTACTGGAAAAGAATTAAAAAAAGGTTACGTAATAACAATAGATTTTGATATAGTTAACGACTCAGTATCTGGAAGTGCAGCATTTGCTCCAGGTACTGGAGGTTTAAACGACTTTAACTACACGTTCTCTTTTTTATTACAGAAGGATTATACGTCTACATACCAGTTGGCAACAAGTCAAGAGTTTATAGACGCGGTATCTACTCACCTTATATACGCAGACTCTAGCGAGGGGGCGTCTCTTACTGATATATATAACGCAGATAAGGTGGCTAAGCCAGCTGACATAGATACTGGATATGGAGAGTGGGCAGATATCGACAGTGGTATTACCGCTGTTGGAGGGGCTTTCTTGATCAGTGCAGTGACTGGAAGTAATATAATAAGCATACAGTGTCCAGCAGTTAAGTTCAGTACAGAGTTTCCTGTAGGCACAGTTCTTTATGGTTACCAGTACTTTAGAAATGCGTCAACGTCTGTTTACTTCAATAAATTAGGGGCGAAGAAGAGTCTACACAGTAACAGAGATTACGAGGTAGCTGTTGTATATATGGACGAGTACTCTAGAAGCTCTACTGCACTTGTTGACACATACAACACCGTGTTTGTTGGAGCAGAAAATTCTGGATCCATAAATAACATAAGAGTTACTTTAAGGAGTACTCCTCCAGTGTGGGCTACAAAATATAAGTTCGTATTAAAACAGTCTGTAGCTAACTACGAAACTATATACACTAACTTATTCTTTAAGGACGACTTAGGTAACACATGGTTTAAGTTAGATGGAGACAACAGACAAAAGATAAAAGATAACGACATATTAATTGTTAAGAAGGACACCGTTGGGATTGTATCTGGGCTAGTTGAAACAACAGTGCTAGAGACAAAGACTCAGTCGGAAGATTTTATAGTCGGAAACAAGAACGCAAGCGACGAGGATATTATAGAGCCAGCAGGAGTGTATATGAGGTTGAGACCATCTGGTTTTACAGCTGATTACGACCCTAACTCCTTTAGAGACAACGGAGCACTTACAGATAAACACAAACAGGCTTACTATCTTGACGAACCAAATCCAAACTATGACAGTGCGGTGGCAGTTTCTGCAACAAACAGGGCGTACAGACCATTTGCGGTTCCAGCAGCAAGTCAGATTAAGTTTGAGATACATGCTAAGAGGGATGGAAGTGGAGGTAGTTGTGATGACTACGAGTACACCTACGAGAAGTCTTTTATATCATCAAAGGATTACGACAATATGTACCTGTGGTTTAATGGAGACGGGGTTAATTTAACAACTGGAGAGTACAGGGCAGAAGGCGAAGCTCCACCAGATCAGGTTCAGGACCCACTACTAAGGGCGTGGACTAATGGAACAACTGGAGACTACGGAAACTGGGTTAGTGAGTACTTCTTTCAGGCAGAGAATGGAGTTGCTGGAGGATCTAGTATAGACGGTGACCAAGGAAGACTTAAGTTTACTGCTACCACAGGAATACCATCTTGTAGACTAGGGGGTATAAATCCTAAGTACTCTAGAATAACTGTAAGAATAATTGTTCAGACTGGATCTGGAGCTCTTATATTTGAGACAGAGCCAGCTCCATCAAACGGAGAGATATACTTTGAGAATAGTCAGAGTTTTGATATTGTTGATGGATACCACATGAGTGGAGGATCTGCAAACGATCAGAACCAGTCATCAATTCAAGACGCTGTTATAGATCTTAACTTCTTTAACTGCTTCGCATTTGGTAATGGGGTAGAGAGTTACAAGGTTAACGACTCATTAGCTGGGGTTGGTTTTTACTTAGGAAGTAGGGTAACTGCAGTGTCGCAAGAAGACTACAAGAGATCTCACAGGTACGCAAGTATAACATACAGTGGAGTTTATAATGCAGAGACAAACATAAATAAGCTTAACGAATTTAATTTAGCGTTAGCAAACTGGAAAGACTGCGAGAAGGCATTCGGACCTATAAATATTATGCACGCTAGAAAGACAGACATACTTGTTCTTCAAGAGGACAGAATATCTAACGTGTTGGTAAATAAGAATGTAATAACTGATTCTATTGGTGGTGGTGTTGTTACATCTATACCAGAAGTGCTTGGTACTCAGGTAGCTAGATCAGAAGAATTTGGAATAAGTTCTAACGCAGAGAGCTTTGCTACTTACGGATACGACTCTTACTTTACAGATACAAAAAGAAACGCAGTTATAAACTTAAAGGGAGAAGACTTAATAACTATATCTAACTTAGGAATGAGTAGCTGGTTTAGAGAGAGATTCAAGGACAGGATAAACTATCAGAACATCGGTGGATACGATCCTTACATGAAGGAGTATGTGTTATCGATGAACGGAAATGAGTTGCCTTCTGCTCCTACTGTGTATGGATGTGGAACAGTTATATCTCAGGAGAGTACTACCAAGCCGTATACATTTAATATTGAATTAGGTGGTGTCGTAGGAGAGGTGGTTATAGATTACCAATTCTTCTCTGGAACATCTAGTATAGTTGTTGTTTATAACGGAGTCAACGTTATAAGTCAGAATATATCTGGTACTGGATCTGTTAGCTTTAACAAGAACACAGTAGAGCCTACGATTATACAGGTGACACTGGTTCCAGTTGCGGCCACTTACGAGATACTCGTTAACTGCCCACTGTCTGACGAGGTTACTGTAGTAAGGGTTGTGGTTAACTCAGTTGACTACGCAGGTAAGACCATACATAACAACT